GCCCTGAATCAGTTAGCCGAAGTTTCGGCGCCGTTCGCCTTGGTCTTCTTCGTCTTCTTCGCCGGCTTCTCGGTCTCCTGTCGACGACCAGGCCCTTCACGCCACACTCCTCGCGGCCAACGCCTCGCGCACCACGCGCTCGATGAACTCGATGGCCTTGCCGTCATTCTGATAGCTGTCGAGCCGAGCCCGCTGCTCCTCGCAGAAGCAGTCGGCTGGCGACTCGTAGGACGTGAGCGCTTCGTTTACCTCGCCCATTAGCTTGCAGAGCCTCCCGCGTGCCTCTTTCAGATCCATGATTGACCCCTCAATCCTCAGGTTTGATTAGCCGTAAGCCGCGGCGCCTCCCCAATGAGACGCCGCGGCTTTCCTTCCGCCCGCTTTTTTACTAGAAGGAACGGCTTTCTAGGGCATTTCCTGCCAAGGGTGCAGGCTTATCGTCCTTGCACGGACGCGTAAGGCGGTAAGCGTGGAAGTCAAACACCCTGCCACCTGCGATTTTGGGCTCGTCAGATACCGCCTTACGGTATGACCGGGCATGTTGCCCGGTTTCGCCCTGAATCAGTTAGCCGAAGTTTCGGCGCCGTTCGCCTTGGTCTTCTTCGTCTTCTTCGCCGGCTTCTCGGTCTCGGCCGGCGTCTCGTCCTCTTCAAGAGCCTCCATGTAACCCGCATGAAGCGCACCGCTGAACGCCATGCGCTGCTTGTCGGTCGCCTCGCCCTTGACCTTTACGAAGACGTCCAACTGGTCATAGAACGAGCGGTCTTCGTCCGGCACGGCAATAACCCCAGCACGTTGAAGCGAGCCCAGGAAATACCCAACGTCATAGGCCTTCTTCTTCGTGTTTTCAATCCAGGCGTTACGCCCGCCCTTCTTTCCGCCGTCTTCCTTACCGCGCACCATTTCTTCGTAGGCCGCAGCCTGCTCGCCCTTGTCCTCAATCTTGATAAGGGAATGCATTTGCTCCAAGGTCGGCTTAAGGCCCACGCGGTCTCGCCAATCGGCGAGAACCTTTGGGCCCACCTTATCAATCACGCGGTGAATCTTGCTGATATACGGCTGCGAGAAGCCGAGCGATTGCGCAAGCTCGCTGTCCGTGACGCCCGGCTTGGACTTGAGAAGTCGCGCCACTCCATAGACCGTATCGGGGGCCGACAAGTCTTGACGTGCGGTGTTTTCGCGCACGTTGAATTCGATTGCTTCGGCTTCCGTGGCGAAGTTGTGCGCGACGGCGCGAATTGAGGGCGTCTTATTGCCCGCCTTTTCGGCAAGGTCGCTAATGGCCTTGAAGCGGCGGAAGCCCGCCACGAGGGCGTAAGGATGCTTCGTCTTGCCCGGATTCGGGCGAACGTCAACGGGGATATCCTGCCCGCGCATCGCGATAGAAGCTTTGAGAGACTCAAAATCGTTCTCCCCATCTTCGCCTCCGGACCCCTCGCCCTCGCCGAACGAAGACCGCGTATTCCACGACGGGTCAACGAAGATGTCTGAAAGCGGGATGGTAAGAATCTTGTTCGCGTCAACCTTGATATCAGCCATGATGCAATCTCCTGTTAGTGCGCGCATCGCGCGCCATGAGTGAGTACCCTAATCCTGAGGCTTGAAAGAGTCAAGCATTATTTAGCTTGGGCTCGTCAGAATCCGCCTAACGGATTGACGCGAGACGGACGGGGTTAGAATCCGTCTCGCGTTTCGCCCTCACACTTCGCCGATTTGCCGCTTGTACTTGCGCAGCATGCGCCGCGCCGCAAGCGCTTGCTTTTCGGTCAAGGTCTCACGCATGGCAAGATTATGCCCGAAAGCGGCGTCCATTTTATTGAAGCCGGAGCCGTCCTTAGAATTCGCGCCGTCGCACGCTTCGGCAAGCGTACGCAATGCGGCGTGAATCTTCGTGATTTCGGCTTCAGTAAGCGCCGGCTTGACCGACGTTTCACGTGAAACAATCGGAGCCGCCGGAGCCTCATCGCGCATATCACACCATGACGCGTGCCCGTTGCTCCCATCCGGAGCCGCAAGACACGTGCACGAAGTGAACGCGATATCGTCAAGAATCGCCGGAGCCGGAGCCGGAGCCGGAGCCGGAGCCTCAATCGCCATGGTCCGGTCAAGTGCCGAATCCGCGACGTCTTGTTTGTGCACCAACATTTTGGCAATCTTGGCATCCAACGTGCCGTCGATCACAAGATGTTGGACGAGAACCGTATCTCTCTGCCCGATACGATGGCATCGGTCCTCCGCCTGATTCATCGCCTTAGGTGTCCAATCAAGCTCAACGAAGACCACGCGCGAAGCCGCGGTAAGTGTCAAACCAACGCCAGCCGCGCCAATCGAGCCCAGAAAGACCCGAGCGTTGCCATTCTGGAACGCATCCACAATACCGCCGCGCTCTCCCACGGGAGTAGACCCGTCAATCTTGACAAGCCCGAACGGCGCAAGCGCCGTTTCTAGCTCGGCGATAACGTCCTTATGATGCGCGAAGATGACAACTTTTTCGTTGTTATTTTCAAGGGTTTCGGTCAAGTATTCAATGCATTTGGGAAGCTTTCGCAAGGCTTGTTCGTGACGAAGCCCTGAGATTTCTTCAAATGCGACCTTGCCCGACTTGCGCAAGTTATCCACTTGTTCCTGATAATCGCCCGATTCGTCAAGTGGGAAGCCGTCTTCGTCCGCCTGCTCCCCGAGAACGACGATTTGACGCCGCTTCGCGGGCAATTCCGTTAGCACGTCGCTTTTGAGCCGGCGCACCATGAGGGACGTGCGGAGCCTTTCTTGTAACTCTTCAAGGTTCGTCGCGCCGTCGAACGTAGTTACGTACTTTCGGCCCGTCCAAACCTTTTCGGGGCCGCAATAACGGAAGTAGAACCGACCTTGCTCCTTTGAGCGCTCAACCCCCGCAGGCCCCCAAGTCGCAGCGTCAAGCATCGTGAGGATAGTGTAAATCTCACGAGGCTTGTCAAGCGGCGTACCAGTGAGAGCCACGACGCGCTTTGCAAGTTTGGCATGCTTGATGCATTCTTGCGTGCGTTGCGCCGTCGGATTCTTCGCGTAGTGTGCTTCATCCAATACGAGCAAATCCCAAGCCTGAGGACTGATTTTCTTCAATTGCTCGTAATTGACGATGGTAACGGTTTCGCGACGCGGGAAGATTCCCACGGAACGGGAGTGAATGTCCCACTTGCGTACTTCCGCGCGCCAATTGTGCTTCAAAGAAGCCGGACATACGACAAGAATGGTTTTCGCCTCAGACATGGCATTCATGATGCCAATCGCTTGAACCGTTTTGCCGAGCCCCATTTCGTCAGCAATCAGCACGTTTTTGCGTGCCATGGCATACGCGATGCCCGCGCGCTGATACGGTAGATAAGCGAGACCCGCCGGAGCGGCGACGCTGATATTCGCGTCCGTTGCGCGCGACTCTGCCACTTTAGCGGCAATTTCTTTACCTTCGGCAGAGCATACCGCATGCTTCGCGCCCCTCACATCTTTCACCCAATCGACGCGGTCACCCACGGCATAAGATTTGCCGCAAGCGGTACACGTGCCAGGGTATTTCGACACAAGAATCATGATAACCCCTTTCTAATCCTGAGGATTGAAGTCTAAGGCAACGGAAAGGCGAGCGGTTTCGTCATTCTCCTGATTCGTTCAACCAACGAAGCGCAGCCTTTTTCGCTTCATTGAATGATTCGGGAGTGTTTTGCAAAACTCGGATATCTACCTCCAACATTTCCCCCGTACTTTCATTCACGAACCAACGTTGCAGCGTAAGACTTTGATTCCACGTCACGACATTGTAAGTATCGGCCGCGGATGCCACGATGATACGCTCGTCAAAACTCAAAACTTGAAAAATATTCATGGTAACCCCTTAATTCTGCTCGCCTTTCCGTTACCCTAGACTTTCGTTCGGTCTAGAGCAACGGAAAGGCGAGGGAATGAGTCAATGTGTCCACGTGCTGTAAAGCGAGTCTTTCGTAACCACGTAAATCGTATCGTTCCGCTTAGTAAGCGGGTTTTGACGCTGCAAGACAACTCCATCGGGTCTAACTTCTACACATTTCCAAGGCTTTTCAACGAAATAAAACGCGTATGCCCGGTCAATAACATGCGTCATTGACGAGCATTCGAGCACTTGAACGTTAGTAGTGTAACGCGACCATTCGGCAATTTTCATGATGATACCCCTTCTTACCCTCGCCTTTCCGTTACCCTAGACCGGTTAGCAAGTCTAAGGCAACGGAAAGGCGAGGAGATTTTGATTTCAATCGATGAAGGTATCAGTAATCGCGAATTCGGTTTCGACCCTATCTTGAGCGATTGTAAAACAATCCTCAAGATAACTCACGGGAACCTTTAGCGTTTTAAGCTCTGTCAAGTAGCTTCGGGCCTGTAGCAGACATCGAAACGCGGCACGCTTGTTGCGTGAAACAAGCGCTGTAAACAGACTTTCGCATGCGAAACCCTTAAGACGTTCTTCCTTGTCTTCTGACAAGGGCACTTCGTAGGGGAACATGCGTTTCGCGGCATCGTCCAAGTCTTTGAAATTGGGCTTGAAACCCATTTCCCGAAGCGTAGAATCAAGGCGCTTGACGAATGAAAGCGTATAATCGTTCATGGCGGTAACCCCTCTCTAATCCTCAGGATTAGGTTAGTAGTAACCTCGCCTTTCCGTTACCCTAGACTTTTCGGTCTAAGGTTCTTCTCTTTAGTTGTCAAAGAACGTTCTACCTAGTTCAAGTTTACGCGTACACCCTGCCAGGGTGCTAGGTCTCGTGCCTCGCGTAAAAGAACCGTCGTAGGGTGTAGGTGCCGCGCGTAACTGGCTGCGCTCTTTTCTCGTTTCGTCTCTCGTTCTCCCGTGTCGCGAGGTTTGACGTTCGGACCTTCAAAAACGACGCAAAGAAAAACACTTTTTTCTCACTTTTTCTGTAAACACGCGAAACCGCTAGCCTAAACCTCAGGCTTAGCGGTTTCGTTTTTGTCGTACTTTTACCTACACTCCTCGTAAGCTCGAAAGTGTAGGTAAAAGTAGTTACGTAACAGTTTCAAAGAGTTAGGCGACTTGTTCAGTGTTTGCGAAGCGGTTTCGCGGACTACTGAACGCACGTCAGCCGAAAACCGTTCGACCCTCGAAGACACTTGGCACGCAAGTTGCGTCTCCAACCACGTCGCAAGTCTTGTAGTCAAAGCTCCCCGCTTCGGTTACCCAAAACTCGCCGTCGTGTTTTTCTCCTTGACTTTTGAGAAACACTGCAACGGTTTTCGCGGCTTCGCTGGCGTTAGGGTCGTAGGTGACGAAGACTCGCGCGGGCTTGCCTTTTACTTCGTACGAGACCGCCCAACGCTGCATCTTGGGAACGCTCATTTTGGAGCCTCGATAATTTCGATGGTCGGATGGGACGCGACGAACGCGTTAGCGGCTTGCGCGATGGCCTTAGCGCCCTCGCTTGGGAAGCCGTAGCGAATGCCGTCGATCTCCAAGATGAAAATGGGTTGACCGTTAGTGGCGAGCCCTTGCCCAATGGCCAATTTGTTAACGCCTAAAATCTCGTGCTTTGCGTTCATGTTTATGTTCCCTCTTCGACCACGACCAGATCGATCTTAGCCAGCGCAGCTTCTGCTTTCTCGGCGCGGGCGATGGCGGCGTCAGCTTGGGCGCAAACCTCGCGAATCTCGGACTTGATAAACGGATGCTCTTTCAACGCATCCCAACCTTTTTCGAGAATGCGGCGCCGTTCGTCGTTGCTTCCGCGCCGTTCGTTTTCGCCTGGTAACTCCCCTCGCGTTTGACCTATCCACGTAAGCGCTTCGCGTAATGCGTCGGCAAGCTTGGCTTGTTCGGCGTAGACTTCTTCAAGCAACTCTTTAGAATGTCCTAACATGACTCCTCCCAATCCTCAGGATTAGACACCGATGACACGCGCCACAATTCGGACACAATCGCCCGCCGCATAGTGCGCATCGCCCTTCACTCCGTTTGCAAATCATATTCTGCTAGGTCTCCGTCGGGTTGTTCTAGAATTTCTTGCGTGGCCATCGCAAGCTCAATCGCTTCTTTGGAGCGGACGGCGCGGTCATAGGGGATGCTTTCGACGTCTAGCCCGAAGCTACGAAGCTTCAAGGTAAGCCCGTCGGGATTGACGCATTCACGTTTAGGCATCGGGTCAAACGTCATTTCGATTCGCCGTCCAATCCATTGACCATAAGCCGGCTTGATTCCGTCTTTGGCATTGGCGCGTGTATAGCCTTTCCCTGCGCTGTAGTGGATCGAAGTCTTGGCGCCGCAGAAGCGCGAGACGTTGGCGATTTCAACGGACCCTTTCACGCCTTGCCGCTCGTATGCTTCCACGATTTTGCGCCAATTGTGAAGCACGGTCCCTTTCCCTACGCCGCGTCCTCGCACGTCCTTAAGCTCGGCTTCGGTAGGGTCTAACGGGAAGTAGATGCCAGGACGAGCCATGAAGATGCCTTTAGGCACTTCTTTTTCTTCCCAACCGCCAAGCGGCTTACGATGCTCTTTCCCGTCATTGCCAACGACAAGCGCTGTATCCGTATCAATTGGCATAGGCATCGCCAAGCGTTCACGCGTATAGATGCCATCCGTGGCAATCATAAGCAGATTTTGCCAATCCTGATGTTTACCCAAGACGTCTAGGATTTGGGTGCGCGTTCCGCTCGTGATTAGACCCGCCCAAATCCACGAATTGAAAAGCGCGGAGCCGACGGATTGAGCAAGCTTCCCGTAACATGAATTAACCGCAAGTTTGATGACGATTCCCGGCCCCTCTTTACCAATGCGTAAACGGTGAGCGTAATACTCGGGAATTTTCGAGAACGGTCGACATTCACAATGACACTCATATATCCACGCTTCCCGAAACTCCACACTCGGGAATAGCCTTTCCCCTGCAACATATTCAGCCTTCCAAATCCAGCCGCCCCCGCTTTGCGAGGGGAAGCAAATGTTACCGTCTCTATCCCGGAACGGAAACGGACCCCAACTAGTGATGCCTGTTTCGTGCAACCTATAGTGGACAAGCGCCCATCGTGCGCGCTCCAAATCACCACGCTTTCGCGTCAATCTCCATGACCCATGCTCTAGGCATGGTAAGAAGGTAGTCTGGTAAGGATACGCCGAGCTAATGTCATAATTCCAGACACGCTCCTTGATGCTTCCGATAGCGGAATTTTCGAAGCGTCCACCAAAGAATGCAGCCGCAACGGCTTCGCGCATTGCCGGAGCCGTTGGGATGTTTTTTCCCTTGACTCCCATCGCGGTAAGCATGGCGGCTCCGCTAGAGCCAGCTCCGTAGAAAGAGCGAAGCTTCAAGCCGGCGGCTTCGTGACTCTGCACCAATTTACGCGCTAGCTCGGCGAGACACGCACACTCTTCTAAGCAGTAGGCGCGGATAGCGTCTCTATCCTCTTTATCGAATTCGTGACGCTTGTCTTTCATGGCGCGCATACGCTCACGCAATGCGTCGTTCCCTACGCGCCAATCCGTGAGAGCGTTAACGAATTTCGCTTGGTAGAATTTGAAGATATCCCAAATGACGACGCGTTTACCGTGACGCTTGACCGTGAATTTGGTTCCTTGAAGATTGAGGCTATATCCCTTCCACTTGACGGGAATCGGACCCATCTTCGCAGCGTCTCCGACTCTTTGCCTTAGCTCGGGACGGAAAAGCTTATACAGCTTCTCGTTCGGAAGGTCGGTGAGAATCTTCGTTAGGTCGTAATTGAAGCTATAGGCGAAGAGCTTGGTTCGCTTGACCGGAAGCGAAAGGATGAAATCGAGGCATTCAACCGTAGTAAGCCGCTCGCCTTCTGCCGCTTCAATATGCCACGTGCGCTTCCCTCCTTCAGTCGCTGCACCGATTAGGTTATATCGGTGTTCCTTGTCCCCTTGCCCCTCGCCGTCAATGCCTATGAACGTAAAACCCCTCACGTTCGCCATGCACTAATCCTCAGGATTGAACTACGTTCATACCTTGAAACCGTTGCTTCATTACCTCAATCGCTTGTAGATTCTGGTCAATCAGGATGGCATTTCTGCCGTTGATGTATGCGGCTTC